GAGGTAGCAAAGACGACCTCGACCCCCAACTTGATCGCATCCATGGCGGTGGCGCCTCACTTTCTGAGCAATTTCGCCCTTCTATTCAATAATAAGGTGCGAACCCATTCTGATTCAATGGGTTCGGAAAAAGAAGCCGTGGGCGTGGACAACCCGGCGATTGGAACCCGGGCAAGCAAAAGGGCCCCCGCACCTGTGCTTCCGTGGGTTAGGTCGGGCGGGGAAAATTCATCTAGGCGGACCTCTTATATGACCATGGGTTGGTCGCATATAATCAAGACAGAGGCACAAACTGCCCAGGAGCCCTTCCGCCTAGGGGTTGGAGTTCGGACGGTCCTTGACCCGTTCACGCTGGCCGCGCAGCGCTACTTCGCACCGCCGGAGAGTGCTGACCCGGTGGGTTGGGCGACCGGGAAGGGTATCCACCTATGGAGCAAGCAGCGCGAGATCCTCGAAAGTATCCGAGACAATCGGTACACCGCGGTTCACTCCTGCCACGACAGCGGCAAGTCGTTCAGCATGGCCGTTGCGTCAGGGAACCACCTGGAGACGAACCAGGTGGGAGACGCGTTCTTGGTTTCGACTGCACCGAGCGTAGCTCAGGTAGATGCGATCCTCTGGCGTGAGATCCGCAAGTTCAAGAGGAAGGCCAACCTCCGAGGTCGGATCATCGGAGGAGGGTATCCTCAGTGGATGGTCGGCGACGAGCTGATCGGCTATGGTCGTAAGCCTCAGGACTATGACCAGACCGCGTTCCAAGGCATTCACGCCCCGAAGGTGATGGTGGTCATCGACGAGGCGGACGGCGTGCCGAAGGACTTGTTCGATGCAGCAGATGCGTTGGCCACAAACGAGCTCGCAAGAGTCGTTGCGATTGGGAACCCGGACAATCCTGAGAGTCACTTCCACACGGTCTGCCAGCCAGGAAGCGGTTGGAACGTCATCCACATCGATGGTCTGCAGACTCCGCGATTCAATCAGCAGGCTCTTGATCAGCATCCTGAACTGGCAGAGCTGTTCGCGGCGGAAGGACTGGAGCCAGTAGACGAACCCGTACCTGAAGAGTTGCGGCTTGGTCTATTGTCTCCGATCTGGGTCGTCGAGCGGCTGAAGAGCTGGTCGACGAACAGTGCGCTGTGGTCGAGCAAGGTCCGAGGACTGTTCCCGGGTGAGACCTCACAGCGGGTCGTGATTCCGCTCGGTTGGGTGGAAGCCGCGATCCAGCGCTGGCACGACTGGGTCCTTCGAGGTCGACCTGAGGTTGCAGGTGCACGTATCCTCGGAGTGGACGTCGCTGAGGAAGGTTCGGATGAGAGCGCCTACAGCATCCGGACTGGGAATGTGTTCCACGAGGTTGTTCGGAGTGGGTTGTCAGACCCGATCGAGTTCGCGGACTTGATCGATCCGCTGTTCCGCTATCCTGGTGCGTCGGGTTGCATCGACGTCATCGGACCTGGTGGACGGGTGTACGGCGTTCTGTACGAACGAGGTCTGAGCGTTGCAGCTTTCCGAGCTGGAGCGCCGACAGACCTCAAGGAGATGACAGGCACGTACGGGTTCGCTGACGAGCGTAGTGCGGCGTGGTGGAGGTTGCGAGAAGCTCTGGACCCGATCCGGAACTCGCAGATATGTCTTCCGCCCGACGAGAAGATGAAGGCGGACTTGACCGCCCCGCACTACTTGGTGCAAGGCAACAAGATCAAGGTCGAGGGTAAGCCTTCGATCGCAAAGCGTCTCAAGCGTTCGACTGACACCGGCGACGCCATCGTCATGAACTGGTGGCTCGGTGGGTCGGGTGCTGAGATAGGGACGTCGCTCACTGGCCTGGTAAGTGGGTGGACGAACGAGCCTTCTCCACTAGCCGCAGAGTGGGATCGCTCTCACTGGGAGTCGAGTCGAGGAAGTGAGGTCGCACCAGTGACGGCTCGCGGCTGGTGACCGCGAGACGAGATCGCAAACTACGAGTAGAGGGAGGCCAAAATGGCCCGACACACCATGACCCACCACGTCAAGCGGAGTGGCACCAGCCACGTGCACATCCACCACCACGTCCACCGCAGCGGGGGCGCGAGCGGTGGCGGCAGGAAGCGCGGCGGAGCCCGTCGCGGGCGTCGGTACTAGAACTTCATCGCCTAGGTGATACCTCCTGACGGAGGAGCGGCCTAGGAGGACAGTGCCGCGGGCGCGCAACCTGGCGGCACTGTCTGTGGTGGGCGTAGCTCAGTCGGAAGAGCGCCGGTCTGTGAAGCCGGAGGTCACGAGTTCGAACCTCGTCACTCACCCGCGGAGAGACACGGGAGCGGAGTAGGCCTAGGCCCTGGGAGGGTCGAGTGCCTCCGTGGCAGACGTAAGTCGGACCACCTCCGGACGCGGCGGGGTGGCAGCAGTTCGGTAGCTCGCTGGCCTCATAAGCCAGAGGTCGGGGGTTCAAATCCCTCCCCCGCTACATGTGGGATACGTGGACTTAGGAGGAATCGTGGCACGAGGCATGCGTGGTACGCACAACTCCCTGGCCGGCTTCGGCAAGCGCGGTGGCGGTACGGTCTCGTACCGGGGTGCGATGCACCGCGGGGTCGCCACCGGTATGGGTCGCGGAAGAGGCCGCCGGCGGTGATCACTACCGCTGACGCCAGTGCGTACATTGGTCAGGTCGTCACCGTCACGGCTGCAGTGATCGCGTACGTGAAGGCTCATCGGACGAGCAGGCAGGTCGACAGTCACGCGCAGTGGCACGACTCGGAAGTGGCTCCTCAGACGATTGAGGAACAGCTCCAACAGCTGGTACGAGTGCAGTCGCTGCTGAACACCCTGCAGCATCCACCCTCAGAGAAGGAGACGCCACCGTGACTCCGGAGCAGGCGAACCTCTGGCGGAAGGTGCTACTCATCGTTTCGGCGGTGTGCTTCGTCCTTGCGGCGATCGTGGCGGGTGGGGAGAACGTCCTTGACGGCTCGATGTGGCAGTGGGCCTTCGGAGGCTTCGCTGCGTGGGCACTGTCGGGGGTGGCTCCCTAAGTGACCGACCTCCAGGCCGAGCTCCCAGAGCAGCCGCAACTGGAAGACCGTGAAGGTACGATCTTTGGCCTTCACGACATGCCGTTGCTCTTCAGCGACCGGGACTCGGGCATTGGAGAGATTTGGGACGAGGAGCACCCATCCGTTCCGGAGCTGTTGCAGATCCTCCGGAACTCGAAGGCTGGTGCTCTGTTCGCGGGTCTGTCGTATCCCATCCGCAACTCGCCGTGGCAGATCGCTGGGGGGAAGCTCCCGGACAAGGACATCCATCAGCTCCATGAGGACATGGAGCAGATGAAGATCGGTGAGGTCCTCGCTCAGATGTGCCTCGCGTTCGTCGTTCGACGGACGTACCACGAGAAGGTGTGGCATCTCCGCAAGGGACGATACGTTCCGAGCGTCGAGTGGCGCCCACCGGCTGACTGCGTACTCCTTCGAGACATTCGGTCTGGAGTGTCTGAGGGGTTCAAGCAGTCAGCACTCATTGCGACGTCAGGGAGTCAGCTCCCGACCGGAGACGCTGACGGGTGGTATCGTATCCGCAAGCAGTACGCGGTGACGCACATCCACCACAAGGATCGCGATCCGGTCAAGGGCATGAGCGACTTCGACCACGTCTGGTGGTGCATGACCCAGAAGCAGAAGCTCTGGTTCCTGTGGTTCCAGTACCTCGAGGGTAGTGCTCTGCCCCGGACGGTGGTTCACTCGCGAGATGCCGAGATGGGCAAGAAGGCGGTCCGGGTTCTGGCTAGCCTCAAGAACTCGGGTGTGGCCGCGATCCCTGAGGGCTGGTTTCGCGAAATCCAGCTCCTGGATGTAAGCGGAAAGGGTGCGGCAGAGTTTCAGGACGCACTGACCGCTCTGGACCAGGAAGCGGCTGACTCCGTCCTCGAAGGCTTCATGACGCTGGCGAACGCTGCGGCACAGAACGCGGTCGGGAGCTATGCGCTCAGCAGTGACCTCAGCGACTTCTTCCTGCAGTCGTTGACGTACGCCGCGGAAGAGATCGCGACGACGATCACCGAGCAGATCCTCCGCGACATGGTGGCGTACAACTATCCGAAGTTGGAGCGTGAGGACTATCCGAGGTTCGAGATTGGTCCGATCTCGGAGAAGGACGCGACACCGACGCTGGAGCTGTTCAGTCGGATCGCGACCGCCACGCGTGGGTCGACGAGTGTGCCTCCCTCGTTCATGGAGCAGCTGGTGCTTGCCACGTCGAGGATCCTTGACATGGATGAGGGTCCGATCGCTGAGGACCTCGAGCAGTGGAGAGCACAGGAGGACGCGGCTCAGAAACTCGCTGCACAGGGTGGTGGAGCACCATCACAGCAGCCCGGTGCTCCGCTCTCAGCCGAACTGCCGAACCCTCCGGGCGTAGCTAGTCCCGGTGGTACGCCGCGATCTGTAACACAGCCGAACATGCCGATCACGAACCCTCCGGCGGCTCGGAAGGGTTTGAGAGTCCCAATGAGGAAGTAGGAGGGTAGATGGCACGCTTGCAGCTCAACCCCGTGACCGTAGGGTTCACGGCCGGGGGAACGTTCACGAACCTGACGAGCAACCCGCCGGGTGCGAACTTCACGTCGCTCACTGGCGCGACGGGCGTCGCGTTCATCAACAACGGCAACATGGCGCTCCTGATCTGGAACGGTGCGGCGGCCGCCACCACGGCGACGCTGAACATCGGCCGACAGGAGTTCGGTCTCGTACCGGTGCCTCCGACGGCGACGATCCCGAGCTCGGTGTGTGCCGCGTTCGGTACGTTCCAGCCTTCGCTGTGGACGTCGCAGGACGGCACCGGCAACACCTACATCGACATCAACCCCGTGACCACGGTGAGCGTCTGCCTGGTCGCCCTCGTGTCGCAGGCAGGTACCTGATATGGCTGTCAACACCTCACTCGTCACCTGGAGCAGCCAGGCCCTCACCGCCGGCACCGTCACGGGTTCGACTGCGGTCGACCTCACCGGCTTCTCCGGTGCGGCGATCGTCCTCGGGATCACCACCACGACGGGTGGCACGTCGCCGACGATTCAGCCGAACCTGCAGTTCTCCGTCGACGGCGTGAACTGGGCGGCGGCTCCGGCCGGGATCTGGAACGGTGCGGCGCTGCCGGCAGCGTTGGCCCTGGCCAACGGGGCCGCGCAGTACTCGTTCCTGACTCCCGCAACGCTCGCGCTCGGACTCGTCCGCGCCGTGTACACGGTCGTCAGTACGCCCACGGTGACTGGGTACATCCAGCTGCTCGCTCACTAGAATCCTCCGAACGGATCGGAAGTACCTCGTACCTTCTAAGTACGGTCATCGGAGGATTCTCAGGTGAAGGTCGTCGAGCTCAGTCCGGAGACGGCCGCTTTGGCTGCGCGCTCCACTCCGCTCGGACCCAATCCGTTGTGGAAGCACCCGGGCTTCAAGCTTCCGCACTACATACGGAACCTCGCCCGCGGTCTCGCTAAGGCGTTCGGGACACCCGCTGACAGCGACCGCGCGATCGCGACCGCAATCTACAACTGCTCGAAGTGGAAGGACGGGATTCCGACGGGTAACATGCCACGGGTTCGTCCCGAGACGAGAGCTGCCGCAGCGGCCGCATGGGCGGAGTTCGAAGCGGAGCGTGCTCGGACCCACGCGGCTAAGTCCGAGCACGCTCTTCTCCCGATCGTGCAACTTGCTCAGAAGCACACGCATGCGGAGTGTCACTACCGAGATGGCTCGGTCGGGCGTAACTGTAGTTCGTGCTTGCACTACTTCGGTAGCGGAAGCGGCGGCACGAGCCACTGCCGGATCGTTCAAGACCCGATCAACCCGCAAGGGTTGTGCGACTACTTCAAGGCCACGACGAAGCTTTCCCTCGCGATGGAACTCGCTGCGAAGAAGCCCGCCGCACCGAAGGCTGTGACTGCAGCGAAGATCGCTCAGCCGAAGGTCGCGACTGCTCCGAAGGCTCCGAGGCAGCCTAAGGCTCCCGTTGCGAGAGCCGTGAAGGCCGCTCCAGCGAAGGCCGCGGCGAAGCCCCCGACGAAGTCTCCTCCGGGTGCTGTCGCTCAGAAGGTCTCGCAACTGCGCGCCACGGCTGCCAGCGACATCAAGCAGGCGAACCTCCTCGACGCGAAGGCCAACGCGATCGAGAAGGCTCACGCTCCTGGCAAGGGTTCGACCTCGACCGCACCCGGGACGGGTAGCACGTCCTCGTCTCCGGCGCCGACCGCTCCTTCGTCGCACCTGACGTCGACGCAGAAGTCCAAGATCAGCAAGGGCGTGAAGGCGTCACAGAGTTGGCAGAACGAGGTCAACTCTCTTCGGAATCAGGCGAAGGCTCTTCGCGCGAAGGCGAAGCAGTTGTACGCGGAGGCCGCCGCCCTCATGAAGAGCGAGGGAGGGCATGGCGGTGGTGGACCGACTGGGCAGAGTGCCGGGATGAAGAACCTGAAGACGGCCGCTGCTAACGCCGCGGACGTGTACCGGGACGTCCTCGAGATGGCGGACGTGACTCCGAAGGTCTCCGTGGGCGAGAATCAGGGCATGATCGCTCTGGAGCCTGTGCACGGTCGACACAAGGGCAGGCACGTCACGCTGGCGTACCTCGGACCGAACGTGACGGACGAGCAGCACCGACACGCGCTCCGAGCAGCGATGCAACTCGCGACGGAGTACGGTCCGGTGAAGGCTAAGGCCGGAGGCATTATGCGCTTCCCGGCTGGACCGGATGGGTCACCGGACGTCGTTCCGGTGGACGCACCTGTGCTCGACGAGATGCACCTTCGACTCCGCGCACGAGGTCTTCACCGCAGCGAGCATGGGTTCCACGCTCACATGACGGTGAAGTACTCCAAGCCAGGTGAAGCGATGCCTGCTCCCCTTCCGGAGGAGGACGTTCACTTCCCGCACATTGCGGTGCACCGAGGCAAGCAGGTCCATCGGTTCCCGCTCGTCGGACACATGCACGCGCAGGCGCGGGAGTACGCGTTGGAGTTCGCGCGTCGGAAGGACGACACTGATCCTCGCTACCACAGTGGGGAACAACCAACAAGCACCCGAGCTATCGGAGGGAGGAAGATGGCACAAGGCACACCGACCGCGACCATGCGACGGAGCGCACTCAAGAAGGGAGCCGCCCTCCCACCGGCCGAGCCGGGTGGAGATCCTCGGTTCCCGATCACGAATGCCGAGCTCCTGAAGCGTGCGATCAGGATGGTCGGTCTCGCGAAGGGCAACAAGGCCGCCATCAGGCGGTACATCATGCGTCGGGCGACGGCTCTGCACCTCGAGCACTTGATCCCGGAGCACTGGCGCTCGAACATGGCCGAGGCTGCGATGGACGCGTTGGACTTCCAGGCGTCGGTTGAGCTCGCTCTTGAGCTGGCTCACAAGAAGCAGAGGAAGCCGACCGTGGTCAACGGCAAGGACGGCAAGGACGTCAAGTACCCGGGTGGTGCGACCGTTCACCACCACCGCGCTGCGGGCAGTCGTCCTAAGGGCGGTCGCAAGAGCGATCCTGACAACGACAACGACGATGACACGAACGACAAGTTCGACATCAACGACGAGACGTCACTGCGGAGCGCGATCAAGAAGGCGCACCGGACGAAGCACCCAGCCGCGGTACGGAGGCACATCCGTCGCCGTGCGAGGGCTCTCGGCAAGGAGCACATGATTCCGCCGCACTGGCAGACGGACGGGACGGTGCCCTATGGCAGGTGATATCTCGTGACCAGCGCGGTTCTGTTTCCGGTAGACGAACGGCCGGCCGTCGAGCTCAGCGAGGGACGCTGGCGCAAGATGTTGCTACCCTTCGGGACGATCAAGCTCCCGGACGGGAAGGAACTGCACGTCGATCGCAACTACGTCGCCCCTGTGCTCGACGCGTTCAAGCAGCAGGCGTTCGCTCAGGTCCCGTTGCAGGCCGCGACGGACGACTCTCAGCACCCGGACGACGTAGAGCGGTTCCGTGGGGAGATCGAGGGACTCGAGGTCGGGTCTGACGGTCTGTACGGCATCGTGACGACGAACGACGACGGCACGAAGCTCATCAAGAGCAACAAGAAGCTCGGCGTGTCGGTCCGTCTGCTGGACAGCTACGAAGACCACCGCGGTCGGAAGTTCGGTCGCGTGCTGCATCACGTTGCGGCGACGTTGTCGCCGCGGGTGCAGGGAATGAAGCCGTGGGAAGCCGTCTCACTCGCAGACGGTGAGGCCACGGACACCCTTGACCTGTCGGAGGCGGGCTACGAAGTTCCCCCCTCCCCTGTGTCAACGGGAGAGGATTCGGAAGACACAGGAGGAGGTGTCATGTCTGACAACGACAGCACGAACCCGCTGCAGGACCCGGCGGTGCAGGAGGCCGAGGACGCCCTCGCGGCTGAGGAACTTGCTGCGATCGACGATGAGGTCGAGCCGGACGTTGAGCCGGTGGAGTCCGTTCCGGCGACTCAGCTGAGCGACGCTCGACCGTCGGCTGCGGCGTACCTCGCGGAGAGGACGGAACTGGCCGAACTGCGTCGGTGGAAGCAGCAGCAGGCGACGGAACTGGCTGAGGTGCGGCGCGCGTTCGCTGCCGAACGTGCCGGTCGGGAGGTCGACCAGTTCAAGCTCGATGGCGTACCGCCGTCGATCTGCGAACTGGCTCTGCCGTTGCTCTCGATGCCGGACGTTCCGGTCCTCGAGCTCGCGGACGGCCTGAAGGTCTCGCCGGTCGCGATCGTCCGGCAGATCCTGACCGAGTGCAAGGGCTTCGTCGAGCTCGGCGTTCGGCACGGACGTACGGACAACAAGGACTCCCAGGCGCTCGAGGACGAGATGTTCGCGCGCTGGGAGAACCAGAGCGGCCTGAGGGCCTGAAGGGAGGGATAGCATGGCTGGCGCTCAGGTTGTATACCAGAAGGGTCCGATCACCTTCCCGGTCGCGGCGTCGAACATCGTCCTTGGCGGCAACGTCGTGATGGTCGACTCCGTCAACACGGGGTCGAACAACGTCGTCGCTGCGAAGGGGGCTTCGTCGAACAAGGGTTCGGTCACTGTCATCGGTGTCGCGCTGACCGACGCGGTCGGTCCGAGCCTGTCGCAGAACGCGACGGACCCGCTGGGGAACGCGATCACGACCATCACGGGTCAGTACCCGAACTTTACGTCGGTCCTGATCATGGGCGTGATCAACCTCGTCTACTCCGGCGCGTGCGCCTTCGGTCAGCTCGTCCGGACCGTCGACAACGCCGGAACGGCAGGTCAGGTGACGGCGTACACGGGTGGTACGACCACGTACGACGAGATCATCGGCAAGTGCATCCAGCCCGGTGGTGTGACCGGTGCGGGACAGTCCGGCCTCACGATCTTCGGCTACGGCGCCGGGATCTAACACAGGGAAGGTGGTGAAACATGGCGACAACCGTTCCGGTCGTTAGCGCGACCGACGGCCCGAGGGTATCGGTCGACGATCTCCTCAAGAACCCGAGGCTGATCCCGCGACGGATCCTCAACCTCCTCGCGAACCAGTTCATCGCGGACAAGATCCTCCGTCCTGGCGGCGACGCGCCCGGCGGTGCGGTGCAGTTCTTCGGGAACGCTCCGCAGTTCCCGAACGGCGCCGACGCTGGCGTCGTCAACGAGTTCGCGGAATACCCCATCGTCACGTACGTGGAGGGTGTCCCGCAGGTCGCGATCGCGTCGAGGCGCGGGTTCTCGATGCAGGTCTCCGAGGACATGCGCCGGCGGAACCAGATGGACCGGGTCTTGCTCCAGATGAAGCAGGGCACGAACCTGATGATCCGCACCTACAACAACCTGTTCCAGAACTCGATCGTCGCGGCGTGCAACCTGCCGCTCGCGGCCACCGGTCCGACCGGCGCGTTGGCGACGCCCGGCAAGTTCAACGCGGTGAACAACACCACCACCGGTCAGGGACCGGCGGTCGGCGCCGCGTTCACGGGCAACACCGCGATCGCGTCCAACGCGTGGTCGACGGCCACGGGTGCGACGGCGAACACGATCCGGCACGACATCCTCGAGGCGAAGAGGCTCATCTCGGACCAGACGGTCGATGGGACCTCCGCCCTTCCGGGGACGTCGTACCTTGGCTTCAACGCGGACACGATCCTGATGTCCGAGCACGACGCCGCGCTGATCGTCGAGTCGGCGGACTTCGGGACGCTGTACGCCAACAGCCCTGGGTACAACCAGGCGCCGCTCGTGAAGGGTGAGATCCCCCGCGAGCTGTTCGGAATGCAGGTCGAGACCTCTCGGTCCTGGACCTCCGGCAGCGTCCTCATCTGCGAGCGCGGCACGCTCGGCTTCATCGCCGACGAGCGCGCGCTGCAGTCCACCCCGATGAAGTTCGACGAGGACCGCGAGACGTGGAGGAACAACACCTCTCGGATCTCGGCGATCGGCATCGACCAGCCTCTGGCCGCGTTCCTCATCACCGGCGTGCAGTAGTCCGGCACCCAGAACAATCGAAGGGAGACACCGATGGCCGCATCGGATGAACTCGACGTCGTGAACGAGACGAGTCTCGAGCGTACGAGGGAACGGGAGATCCGGGAGAAGGACGAAGAGATCGCCTCACTGCGGGCGCAGATCGAGTCGATGCAGTCTCCTCCGAACGTCCTCCCGTCTGACAAGCCGGGGAGGATGTACCAGGTCTTCGGCTCCGGGTTCGCGTACGCCTTCACGTTCCACGGCAGTCGTACCGTGAAGCGCGGGGACCGCATCAAGCTGACGAGGGAGGAGGCGAAGGCACTGACCTCCAGTCCGGTGCTCGTTACGCCTCTGCCTGAGAGCGAGGGCGGTCCATCCGCTACGGAACTGACGGCGACGGCGGCGTAGCATGGCGTACGGTACCGCGAGCGACCTACGGGACGTCCTCGTCCCGCGGGGTGACCCGCTCAGCAACACTGCTGCCTCGATGGATGACATCCAGCTCGAGGAAGCCATCGTTGACGCGATGGGGTTGGTGGACGGGTACACGGGCACTGCCTTCGACGACCAGGACGTACCGCGGTTGGTGAAGACGTTGACCTTGCACATCGCTGCGTACTTCGCGACGATGACGTACAGGAAGAACGTCGAGCTCTCGCAGCGGGATCCGATCGTGCTCCGGTACCAGAACGCCCTTCAGATCCTCGCCGCGATCCAGCAGGGCATCATCTCCATTGAGCCCTACGTTGAGGATCAACCCGGGGTGAGTCCATCCGACTCGTTCGCGCAGAATCCGTACACGGGCAACCTGTTCGACTTGCAGACCTTCGGTCTGGGTCCGGTCGGGAGGTGCAGTGGCGGATAGGAAGACCTTCGCACAGGGTGTGGAGGAGCTCGTGCAGTGGGTCGGCGATGGTCCGCTTGTCGGACATGTAGTCGTCGACCAGTCGTACGCGCACTTCCAGCATGAAGCCGCCGACGTGTTCGTCGTTCCGCTGTCTGAGAGACGTCGGGACGTGTTCACGAAGGCGCTTGACCACCCTCACGGTGGAGGACCGAACTACCTGGGTGGACCGCTGTTCACCCACATGGCGGAGTATCTCGCCGCGCTTGCTCTCTCCATCCTTCCTGGGTACCAGCGTCCGGTGGACGCGATGATGGACAACATGGAGGACCTTGCAGGTAGCGGTGGGGTTGCGACGCACGCTCCGACGTACTTTGGCGATCTCCGCCAGAGTGGTCACCCGTTCGTGACCGAGAACGACGTCGTTACGCGCGATCGTGCACCTCTCGCTCCTCGGCGAAGTGACGAGACCGAGAACGAGCTGTGGACTCTGCCTAGTGGCGAGTGGAGGTGGGATTAGTGCTCACCTCGACGGACCTCTGCGACTGGTTCACGCAGAAGTGGCCTTCGTTTGCGACGCCCCCGGAATCTTCGGTGGTGTTTCAGCCAGGGCCGTTCCTCAATGTAATGCCCGACCGGTTGGTCACAGTAACAGTTTCCGGCGGAGCCGGGACGTATGGTGAGGAGCAGTACGAGGACCGTCCGACCTTCCAGCTCCGTACTCGCGGAGCACAGGGGTCGGAGCAGGATGCGCAGAACATCGCGTACGCGCTCGACCAGTTCTTGCGCGTAACGCTGTATCCTGTGACGACTCCCGCCGGGACTCTCATCAAGGTCGTCGACCGCACTGGTGGTCAACCGACCTATCTTCCAGGGACACCCGACGAGGGACTACGGTACGAACTTACCTGTAACTACATCGCCGTCGTCGGCATTCCGTTCGGGAGTTGAGCATGGCTGAAGACACTCCGAAGGCTCTGACCGCTCCGCAGCAAGTCGAAGTGCGGAACGTCCGGATGCGTATCGTGGAGCCGCACCACGACCGCCTCTTCGTGGGTGATGTTGTCGTCACTCGTGAGTGGGCGGTGATTCCTCCGGAGCAGGTGGAACCCGTTCGTCGTGCAGCGAACGCTGCACGCATAAGGTTGGAGGAGGAGGTGGCAGCGCCTAATGGCTAACAACGGCATCGAGTGGGCTCCGCCGCAGTGGGGGACGGTCGACGTCCTGTACGGGACTGGTGTCATGTACACGGCGGCGGCCAGTCAGTCCATGCCCGCGGACATCGACCTCGGCGACAGCACGAAGTGGGGACCGGCCGGTTGGTCGTACATCGGTGCGACCGACCAGGGCGTGTCGATCACGTTCACGCCTCGCATGACCGAGATCATGATCGAGGAGCAGCCGATCCCGGTTGCGGAGATCGTTGAGACCGCGACGTTCACGGTCGAGACGTCCTTCGCGGAGGAGACGCTGAAGACGATCAACCTGGCCTACGGCAACGGTGGAACGATCACCACCGTCGCTCAGGGCGTCGGACAGCCCGGGAAGCAGATCCTGACCCTGTCGACCAACTTCCAGCAGGTCGCGGTCGCGGTCCTAGGGCGGAACCAGTACGGTTACCCGCGCATCTTCTACATCCCGATCATGGTCTCGTCCGGCACCGTGAAGACGGACTTCCGTCGCGCGGCCGCGAAGCGGATGTACCCGGCGACGTTCTCGTCGCTCGTCAACCTCAACCAGTGCACTGTCACCGACATCCTGTCGCCGGCGCTGTAGCGTAGTTAGGAGAAGCTGATGGGTTTCGACGCAGCCGCAGTCGTCGAGCCCCTTGACTGGAACTTCGAGAAGTTCGGGGCAGGCAAGGGTGTGATTCCGGAGCCTTCTGAGGCGCAGGTCAAGGCGTGGCAGCGAGCAATTCGCCGCGTCATGACTGAGACGATGACGAAGCTCAACGAGCGGTCCAAGGCCGAGGGGAAGGAGGAGACCGACACCTCAGGCCTGACGCCGAGGGAGTTCATCGAGGCCCTCGGCACGGCGGAGTCGGACGCGATCGTCGACGCCGCCAATGAGGAGCTGGACCGGATCTACGTGAAGTTCTGCGGAGGCAGTCCTTCGGCGGAGCAACTCGGTCGGCTCCCGTACCGCTACAAGATCGCCTTCTACGCCTGGCTGCAGGAGGAGTTCTCCCCGGAAGCCTCGAGCGCCGCTGGGAAGTCAAAGCCGAAGGTAGCGGCCGCGACCAACAACGGCGCCTTCTCTACCTGGCCCGGAGGTTCCTCCGCCTAACAGCGGAGGAGTGGTTCGACCTCCCGTGGTGGGAGCAGCGGATGTGCATCGACGGCTTCGTGTGGGAGGGACATCTCGCTCGCGAGGGCGGGGACAAGGGTGAGTCGGTCCCGCTCGAGAGTCTCGTTTCGGTTCGCACTATCGGAAGTCCGAAGGGAGGGTTACCTTGGTGTTCGACGCTGGCGCTATTGAGGCCACGCTCGAGCTAGACCGGGGCCCGTTCATTCGCGACCTCCGGGCGGCACTGGGTGAGGCGACGGCTCTGACGAAGAAGCCGTTCGAGGTTCAACTCACGACTTCCGGGGCGGTCGGCAACGCGATCCGTAGTGTGACGCGCGAGCAGGACCGACTCACGGAGTCGACGCGGAGAGCCGCTCAAGCCGTCTCCAACGAGTGGGACGAAGTCAAGAAGCTCAACGATGCCCTTAAGGGTACCGCGCGCGACATGATGGCGCTCGCGGTCGAGCGAGGCTTTACTCCTCCGGCGGGCTTCCGGACGACGGGTTCGGGAGCACTAGAGGCGAAGTTCCTCCGCGAGAACGTCGAAGCCTCTCGCGTGTTCATAGCCGCTCAGCGTGATGCGGCTCGTCAGACTGCCGAGGTCGCGACTCTTGAGGCGGAACTCGGCGGCGAGGTTCTCGACAACGTTGCCACGTTCAAGACCCTCGCGTCGTCCTCCGCCGCTCTGGCTGCGTCGAACCGGATTCTCACGGCTGTCAACCTCGCGGCCGCCGCCGACGCGGGAGGTGGACCGGGCGCTGCCGGCGGTGGACACTCCTTCCTCGCAGGCGCTGGTGGGGCACTAGCGGGTGCCCTCTTCGGTGGGGGTGGTCTCCGAGCTCTCGGTGGGATCTTCGCTCCTGGCGGACCTGGCGGAGGCGGAGGTGGCGGAGGAGGCGGTGGTGGACCCGGAGGAGGGGGAGGAGGCGGTGGCGGTGGTGGCGGTGGTGCCGCAGTCGCTCGCGGAGCCTTCGGCTTCGGTCTCTTCGGTCTCCTAGGCGGTCGGATCGGTGGCATCGCGACGTGGCACGTTGCTCTCGACGCCCTCGCTGAGGCTCTGATCGCGGTTGGTACCGCATCCGCGGCTGCCGCGACAGGCTTGGCCGTAATGGTTAATGTCGGTCAGGACGTCTTTACGCACCTGACAGCCGTGCACGCCGTTGCCGAGTCTCTCGGACACACCGTTGCTCCTCTGACTGGGGACTTCGATCGCCTGGCCAGTGCGATGGCTCCGCAGGTTGTCGAGGCGTACGGTGGAGCACTGAAGCTGGTCACAAGCCAGACCGGATTGATGTCGAAGTTCGCTCCGCAGGTCGTCAACCTGTTCGACACCTGGATCGCGAAGTTGGTGCTCTGGGCGCATGCGCAGCAGAACTTCGGCGGATTGCTCTCTGCCGGGATGGGCTTCCTACAGCAGTTCGGCCACATCCTTGGCGGTCTGGGGATAGCACTCGACAACCTGTTCAAGGCCGACCCTGGAACTGCGCGCTTCCTGCTTGACCTCGTCCAAGGCTTCGTCAAGGTCCTCGACGTCGTCACGAGTCTGCCCCGACCGATCCTACTCGCGGCACTCGCGCTGCACAGCATGTACATCTGGGGTAACGTGCTCGGTGCAGCTCTCGCGAACCTTGCTCGGTACCTCGTGGGTATCGGCCGGATGATGCTCGGTCTTGCCACGAACCCGCTGGTGTGGGTGGGTGTCGCCGCGGCGGCACTCGCGTACTTCGGCTACGAGGCTACGCAGGCTGACAAGAACACCAAGGACTTCATCAATACCCTCGAGCAGGGTCTCTCGTCGACGCCCGCGAACCAGCTGTTCTTCAGCCTCACGTCCTCTATCGGACAGCTCAACGACCAGATCAGTAAGGTGCAGTCTCACGCGGCGGAGGCGATCTTCTCCCTCTCGTCGTTCGCGTCTCAGGCGAACAAGGCTCAGGCGTCGTTCCTCCCGGATCTCGTGCACGGTCGTTTGGCTAGTGCCGCGAAGGACCTCACGTCGACGGTCGTGAACCTCTTCAAGGCATTCTCCGGATCCCAGAACCTCGGAGGACAGTTCCTTCAGGCGAGGCAGGACATTCAGGCCTTCCGGGGCGAGATCGTCAAGCTGACCGGGGACCAGACGAACCTGTTCCGCGAAACGGGTAGCCTGATCCAGTCGGGTCACTCGTACGCGCAGGCTCTCGCGCTGATGACGCTCGCTGGGGTGAAGTTCAGCGACTCGTTCGATGTCATGCACCAGAAGGTGCAGGACCTCATCACCGGATACGAGAACATGTCGGTCCGGGGTGGCTTTCTCAACAACACGATCAACGCTGTCACCTTCGCGGCTCTGCAGCAGCAGTCTCAGATCAGCCAGCTGACTGGAGGATGGAAGGCGTTCATCGACACCGTCACTGGTGGCGAGACGCAGTTCGTCTCTCTGGCACAGGGGATGAACACCCTCGCTCAGCGTGCAAGTACCGCTGGCGTAAATATCCAGCAGCTGAACGGACCGGTCAGCTCCGCGACTCTGGCTACTGAACATCTGTCTGCCTCGCAGCTAGCACTGCGGCAGGAGTTTCAGACGCAGCTCGGATCTGCCTCACTCCTGCAGAACAACCTGATCCAGCTCGCGTCCGCTGCGGGTCTCGGCGCTAAGGGCACTGACATGCTCTCGCAGGCGGGCAAGGACGCGGTGGCGATGTTGCTCCCGTTCGCGAAGGGCAGTCAGGCCGCAACCGCCGAGGTGTACGCCCTTGCGCAGCAGGCTGGGTATCAGGGTGCTCCGAGCTTTAAGGCACTCGCGGACTGGGTCGGGAAGACTCACGACCCGATGGCGAACCTGGATAAGATCACGGGTCAGCTCACCATCGACGCCTCCAACCTGACGCAGGACGTTAAGAACCTGTCGCTCGCTCTCGGGACGAACCTCAACCAGGCGATGGCGGCGGCGATCTTCCAGGCTACGGGCGGCCAGAGGGCCTTCGACGACTTCGCGACCTCGGTTCTTCGTACCGGAGCGAACTCGCGCACGACGAGAAACTCTGCCGCCGTCCTTGCGGGACAACTCATCGCGACCCTCGGTGACGCGAGGCAGGCGAAGACAGAGTTCGAAGCCTTCGCCATCAACGGTCTGCACCTGACGAAGCAGAACGCGGACGCGTTGTGGAACTCGCTCAAGTTGCAGCAGCTGACCAACGTCGCCAACAAGGCCGGGGAGACGAGGACTCAGTTCGAGCATCTGGCCGCGCAGTTGGGCATCAGCAAGCAAGCAGCCGACAACCTCTGGACTTCGCTGCACAAGGTAGCCGCTGGTAGCCCCTATACGGCACAGGAGATCCTGAACGGCAAGGGTCAGTTCACGATCTCGCAACTACAGGCAGCGGGTGGACTCGGGATCCAAGGTCCTCCTCCTGGGGTCGCCGCCCCTCATAAGGCCTCCGGAGGTGTGATCGGTCCCGGACATGGCGGCGGGGACCGTCGACTGTTCTGGGGTGAGCCGGGCGAGGTCGTCGTTCCCGTCGACATGGTCAACCACGGCGCGGTTGACCACCT